AACGCCAGACTTACCGGCGAGTTGTTTTGTAAGCTCACTAACCCCTGCAGTTTGCAGAAAGTCGGGGAGGTCTTGGTTGAGAATAGTGAGATCACTCATTTCATTTTTCCTTAGAACGTCTAACAATCACGGTATAAGCATTTTCCACATTGAGGCCAAGTGGAAGAACTGTGGGATTCTCAGATAAAAACTCCTTCATGTTTGTTTGATGAAGTCTCTTCTCTAACAGGCCAAATGCACCATGCTCCTCTATGAAGTCGTACATTGAATCCCAATCATTCGTCCAGTACCGTGACTTTACCGAACGAATAATTGTGCCGTGTGGGGTGCGAATGCTATCAGCATTCATGTCTTTACATACATCGAGCATCTGTGCTTCTAGCACTTCCATCTGCTCTTTGAGATCGTTGTCTTCAGCTTCAAACATGCGCTTGTTGTCGGCACGTTTGTCTCTAATCTTGATATAGATTGTGGTCAGCTTGTCCAAATCTACGGGGGTAGCTGTGTCTTCATTCATCTAATTCTCCTAATGGTTGGGTGTGTAGCAGTGGCAGTTCACATAAAGCAGTGCGTTTCAAAACATAGAAAGGACTTGTAACGGCGCTAACCCGTTACCCACCACTGCCACACAAATACAAGTGTACTCTAACTTTTTACATTGTCAAGAGTTTCCAAAGAAATTTCTTGCTTGTACAGATCAATTACTTTTTGATGGTTGTTGATGTTGCCTTGAAGCATCGTGTACATCTTGGCTTCGATGGGGCTACCCGTGATATGCACCACAGTCATGTTGTTAACTTGACCGGGGCGATCGATACGTGCGTTGGCTTGCAAGTACGTCTCAACACTTGTGCATGGAGCATACCAAATGATTGTGTTAGCGGCAGTTAGTGTTAACCCGTGTGATGCCGCCTTCGGCTGAATGATTAATACTTTTGGTTCCGGTTGCTCTTGAAACTGCTTGACAATATCTGAGCGTTTGTTTACAGAAACCGAGCCGTTAATTACCTCGCACGTGATGTTGTGTTTCTGCAAATGCTTCTCGAGCAATTCTATGGTGTGCGTGAACGGAACAAACACGAGCACCTTGTGGCTTGACTCTTCAATGACTTCTTGAACTACGTTGAGCCTACTGCTCACGTCAAACTCAACTACTTCGTGCGTATCTGTATACACCGCACCTCCAGCTATTTGCAAGAGTTTGTTAATTTGAACAGCGGCGTTAACGGCTGATACTTCTTCGCCAGCGGCCTCAATCAGCATCTGCTTCTTCAGTATGTTGTAGAACTTTAACTGCTGCGGTGTTAATGGTGCGTCTCGTTCAACAAATGTAACGGGCGGCAAATCAAGGCAGTCGGCTTTCTCAAACCGAATGGCTGGCTGTAACGCTTTATGCACGATGAGCTGTGCGGTTGGCTTGGGTATCCACTTGTACATGGTGAGCTTCATCATCACAGTGTCTCGGAACTGACCAAAGAAAGGTGACACACCTTTGGGGTTCACAAGCTTTGCCAATCCGTAAGCATCCACAGGCGACTGTGCGGCAGGCGTACCCGTCAGCATCCACAAGCCCTTGATAACTTTTGTTAGGTCTCGTAGGTCTTTCCAACGCTCAGTCTGCGCGTTCTTATAAGCTGACGCCTCATCTACTACGATGAGATCAAACCCACCCGCCATGATTTCTTTCTTGACGATGCCCACACCATCGAAGTTGATGACAACGAACTCGGCACCAAGGCTAATAATCTCTTTGCGCTTACGTGCGGCTCCATAAGCGACTGATACGGTACGGTGAATTGCAAACTTAAATAAATCATTTTGCCAAGCCGACTTCATGATTGACAAAGGGCAGATCACTAATACACGCTTCACTAATCCAATAGCCATCAGGTAGTCGACAGCCCAAATAACTGATGCTGTTTTACCTGTACCCTGCTCGTTAAAGCAGAACGCCTTGCGGTTTGTTGTAAGGAACTCTGCTGTTGTCTTCTGATGTTCGAACGGCGTGAACCCCGGGGGACGAGGCCACGTATACTCTGATAGGTTCATTTTTTCTTACGTTCCTTGGTGCTTACTTCTGATACTACTTTGTGGTTTGAGCCACGCTTGAACGATCGGTTTGCTGATGGGGTTTGGAGTTTGACTCCGTTCCCGTTTGTGCCACCTTTAGATAGTGCCTTGATATGAGCAACATCTTTTCCTTCACGGACGTCGGCACGTCCATCTTTGTTTTGGTCTGCATTCTTTTTATCTATACCTTCTCTAGCACGCTGACGTTCTAAGCGAGCTGGGCTTTCACCACGCTCGATCTGCTGCTGATATTCTTTTTTGTAGGGTCGGGGTTTGTTTACGTAGGGCATGTTAGTTCCTGTTGTATTCACATTCTCTCACCGAGCAAAACTTGCACAGTGGGCCTTGGATTGGATTCCATACCCCATTTTCTAACGCCGCCTCAATTCTTGCAACATCTCGGGCAGGGGGCTCAATATATTTCTTTACCATTTCTGAGTAGTGCATAGCCCTCACGAATTCCTTGCTGACTACAAATAATAGGGCTGACTTCACCTTCCGAATCTCCGGAAACTTGGCGAATAATCCACAAGCGACAAGATCCAGTTGCTTCACATCCGCATATCTCGCACTCTTGCTTGTCTTGTAATCTATGGAGTGTGCCGTCCCTGTCGTCCGGTTGATAATCACCAAATCCGCTACCCCATGCCACCATACATTTGGAGCATCGAATCCGCACGACTCTAAGTTCTTCGTCAACCCAAGTTTTACTTCGCATAACTTCTCTCCGGGGATGTCCTTTAAAACGTCTAGGGTAGCTTGCATATACGCAAACTGTTCAGGGATCGGCACTCCATCACGGATGTATTCTTCCGCCACAGTATGAGCTGTCTTTCCATACAGTGTTGCCTGTGTATCAGGTTCAACAACGTCCTTGGCTATCTTAGTGTGGTAGTACTTTTTAGGGCACTGTTGAAATGTTTTCAGGCTACTGAATGACCAAACGATACTCATACTGTCTTTCTGTTAAAGATACGGCCCGGGCACATATCTTGGTTGTCTATCTGCATGCTCAAACCTAGCACTACGTGCGGCGGCATAAGCTTTTACCACATTGGGGTAGTGCCTGTACACGTGCACTTGCATAGTATCAATACCCCAATTATTTTCTTCTACTTCCAACCCATGCACAGGGGCTAAGCCAAACATACGTGTGAAAGGGGAGTTCTCTAATACTGCCAAATGACCCCCATCAAAGAAGGCATAGCTTTTAACCAAACCTTTGTAGTGCTGAATAATTGGGTGTACATAAATTTTTTGGTCGGACGCTTCAGGTATGTCAGAAAGCAAAAGTAACCCCGCATTATTTTTTCTAAACGAATCGGCAAAGTTAGGAAGTATTCCCCCAAAGTCGTGTATTTGTGCATGATGCTCCCAATTCTTTTTCAGCGCATCTTTGTCACCCTTAACTTCTACGAACACACCACCACCTCTACCATCAGGCAAGAAAAAATCAGGCAAGTATCGCGCTATGTTTGGCACATGCCTTTCTCCGGTTGGAGAGTCGGGGTCGCCAACGCATTCATAAATTCCAATATCTCTTTCGTACCCTTGATCTTCGTACTTCCACTCTATACCCAAAGTTTCAAAGAATACAGCCCATCGTGCTTCCAACCTTGAGCGAAAGCGGTAGCCCTTGTACGTAGTTTCGATTGCTTTAATTTGATTCATGATTCATCCCAAATGTCGTTAGGCCAAACTAGCACAGGTGTTTCAATCCCTATATAGCCGCCTTCAATGTTAAACTCAATAAACTCCCGCGCTTCCTCGGCATCCATGCCGTCTCGCATCAGGATTTCCCGTATCTTCTCCGCGTCGTAAACTAGTACGGATACCATAGTACTGTCACGCCAAATGCTTGCGGGCCCAATGATTGCTTCGTCATATCCGTCGTACTTAATCATGTCGCACCAACTTTTCCATTCATCTGACCATGCAATCTAGGCCAGTGTTTGTTTAGGTTTTCCATCATTTCGTCTGCTTCATATTTGCATGAAGCCCACTCAAGCAAAGCCGTCATTCCTTGATAGGGGTGTTGCAATCTGTCAAAACATTCTCTTGCTTCGTCAAATGCCAAGCATTGAAGATATCTTAAATAATAGTATTCAGCCAAATCTGTAATGTGTGGTCTTCCTCTCATCGCTTCACCCCCCGCACAAATGCGGCAAAGCTTGCCATTGTGTCCTTTTCAAAGGCTTTCATCTTTTCAAACTCTCGGGCTACTTCTTCTAACGTGTGCTGTGCTACGAGTTTGGCAAAGGCTTCAAGTTCTGGAGTATGGATTACCCAAAAGCCATTTTGCTCAGGGTCTACTTTGTCTTTGTCGCACGATGCTCTCAGCATCGCAATGATTTCATCTTGTGTCATCTTGGTGCATCCTCGTGGTTGTCAGGGTTAAATTTAGGGACTCGGTTGCCCTTGTCCTTGGGGTTTGGGAATGGTGGGAAGGGCCACATCTTATTAACATTCACCATAACTTAGGCCGTGCCC